AACGTTTACTGGGTGTGGTTCTTTTATGGTAGTTAATGCAATTCCTGTATTTACTATACTCACCTGTGCATCAGTTGCACCGCTCAGTAAGTCTGATTCTTCAGGAGTTGTTCCATACCAAGTGTTACCCAAGAATCCATCAGGTATTAACGTTACAGTTCCATCAGGGAAGTAATTCTCACTTGACCCATCTGCCAAAGCATACTTCTTGTTGTATATTGCCAATTGTAAGCCTGTCATAGTTTGAACTCTTTCTCTTAACTGAGGTTCTGTAATAACTACTCTGTTTACATCTGCACCTGGGTATAGCAATTGTTTAATATACTCATTGTTCAATAGTAAATTAAACGTCTTTCTCGTCATTATTGCCCTTGAAGGTCTATCTCCAGTGTTCTCTTCTACAAGGTCACACCATCTAATTAAATCTTCTATAGGGTTAGAGTCTGCCTTATCCCAAGTTGCATCAGTCAGTAATGTTTCTTTATGGTCTGCTGGGTGTAGGTAATCATATTCATAAACCATACGATTATCATGAATGCTTATTTTACCTGTTGCAAGTAATTGCATTCTCATAACCTCAGCTGATACCTTTGCAGATTCTACCAACTGTGCTGCATCATTATATATATTTCTCAATACTGGCTCTATTAAAGCCGTGTTAGTTGCATCTGCAACCTTGTTTAATTCTTGTCTATCCTTCTCCCCGATTCTCATAGCCTCTCTGAAGAATGGCATTTCAGTTTCCACTCTTGAGAATCCTTGACGGTCTCTTAAAGTCGCCTTTGCATCAAAAGCACTAGGTTTTAATTGAACTGGTAGACCTTGAGAGCCTTTAAACCAAGCCAAGTCTAGACCTAATCTTTTATCTGCTGGGAACAAAGTTTCTCCTAAATACTGTATCGCATTGTATGGAGAATTTGTGTAGTATAAAGCAATCTCACTTGCTTTTACATAATCAAATATCGTTTTCATACTTGTCAACCTTCCTTTCTTATAATTATTTTATAAAATGTATTTGTGGTAACGCTGCTTTTGCTTCTGCTGTTACTGGCTTTGGAAGTTTATCCTGAGCTATAAAGCCATGGATTATAAGTGCACCTGATGCAGGTCCATAAGTTACATCAGTATCCCTAAATAGAACTCCTTCAGCGTCGGCAATATCTACGCCTTCTTTCTCTACTACATACTCATCGGTGTTATCAATTACAGGCTTTGTCTTACCTCCGAGAATTGTTCCTGCTGGAACTATTTTCTTCCCATGCTCGTTAGGTAATATCCCTTCATCGTCTACCGTTACTGCTAATGCTACATAATGGTCAGGGAATTTTAATATTTCCTTTGTATTCCCATAATCTTCCTGAATGAATTTAGCCATTAGTCTACTCCTCCTTTTTTAATAATTACTTAAAGAAACTGTCCTGAGCTTTTGCTATATCAGCGTGTTTTTCAAATGCACCTTTTGCCAATTTGTCTCCCAGTGTGCCGTCTTTACCTTCCAGGTTTTTACCGTCATCACCAGGCTGACCAGGTCCGTTGGAACCTCCTTCGATTGGCTTAAATAGATATGATTTCTCTTTTGCCAATATATCAAGCTGCTCTTTGATACCTGATGCAGTACCATCCTTAATAACAATTTTATCTAAATCTAAATAATTGTCTATAAGGTCTTTTACATCATGTGGTTGCTGTGTGTACTTTTGGATTTCATTCTCAATTAATCTTGATTTCTCCAAACCTTCCAGCTTTTTCTCTAATGCTTCATAATCTTCCTTAAACTTCTGTATTGTCTCCTCTGCCCCTTCTTTATTCTCCAAATCTTTTTCCAGGTCTTTGATAGTTTGTTCTGCATTTTTACGTTTTGTTATTTCATTATCTAACCTGTACTTTGGTATATAAGTCGGTTCCTCTGAGCTGTCAACGAGTAATTTAGATTTACTCTCTTTTAGTTTCGCCTTAACATGTTTTATAATATCCGCTGGAGTTTTTAGTTTTTCAAAATCAATGCCTTCAAAGAATTTTTCCCAATCCATAAATTATTCCTCCTCATTTTTTACGCTGTCGGTTCAGCTATTATACATTTTTTTTTCTATGGGAAATGGTAACCCAATCAATCCATAAAATGATGAGCAAGTGCAGGCACTTTCTCATTAAAACTTAAATTGATAG